ATGGCTTCATTATATGCATCAGGATTTTCAGCATATAAAGCTGCCCTTTCCGCATAGGGTTTCTTCAGAATTTCATCCTTAGTTAATGTATTTTCTTCCCCGCCGCCGGGAAGTCTGTTGTCTCCCAAAACCTTAAAGCCGCTTTTATTTTCACCAGATTCAAACATATTCGGGAACTGTGTTTTCAGTCCGGAAAGCTTATCCTCCCAGCCTTTGATATTACCGTTTTCATCAAGTTCTAGTTTTTCGCCTTTTTCATTCAGCTTGAATGTAAGATAATCCACATCGGCAGCTTTTGCGGAAAGCAACGCGACTTTAACAGCGGATTTGAGTCTGGTTTCTTCAAGCTGCTCCTGTAGATTGATAATATCGGTTTCATATCCGGAAATTTTAGCTTGTAAATCCTCATTGCCGTTTGTTGCTTTTTTCAAATCTGCAATAAGCGTATTAGCTGTGGCAAGTTCAGTTTCCTTACCTTTGAGAGTTTCATTTAAAGCATCGTAATCGCTTTTATTTACATATTCTCCGGTACTGATATTTCCGATTTTCACCTGTTTGTCCTTGTTGGCTTCTGAACCGTTATACTCGTTAATTTTAGATTCAAATTGAGAGTACAGTTCATCGCCCAGAATTGCCTTTAAAAATTCCATTTAAATCTCCTTTCTAAGCAGTTTTATGTCATGCTTAGGACAGTGCGTGACCGCACGGGACATATAAAAAGCACCTCGGTAAAGTGCTTAACCAACTATTCAATTATATCAATGCCATATTCTTTAGCACATTCGTGCTCAATTCTGCAACCTCTTGCATCATTCCAGCCTTTGCAGAAGTAAACCACATCAGCAGATGAAAGAAGTTCAATCGACTTACCGAGAAACCATAAAGGCTTAGTTTCAGCAGGAGCGTTTTGAAAAAATGAATCAATAACTTCAATATCATCTTTCATGATATCCTTAGCAATTGTAATCGCTTCGTTTCGCTCTCGGAGAATTTCTTCGTCTGTTTTTCCTCGCATTGGCTGTGAAATAAATAATTTTTTCATAAAGTTGACCTCTTTCTTAAATTTTGGGCATTAAAAAAGCACCTCTTTCGAGATGCTTGTAAACTATTTATTTTTATTCATTACATAAACTAATAGCCGCATAGCAGCACTTTCCGTCATGCCATGCTCCGCAATTTTCCTTTCCGCAGTCCATAAGTTCAAAAACTGTCTGCGTTACTGTTTTGCCATCTGTAAAATTCTGATTGTCATCTGGATTCTGATTCCAGTTTTGCAATTGAGTTTCAGACTTTCTATTATACGGGCATTTCATTTTATCACCTCTTTTTACGCATAAGAAAACCGCCTTATTCGGGCGGTTTATGTTATACAATTTTTATAGATATTATTTCTGACTTTGTAAATTCTATTAAATTATTATCAGGAACTTCTAATGTAATAGAGTATTCATTATCATCATTATCCTCGGCATCATGAAAGGAAAAAACACGACCTTCCCACCGCTTATTATCAATATCAATTAATACTACATCTTTAAACAAATAATTTCGCAAATCAATCATGACTTTCCTCCTTTCTCGGAACTAAATGTGTTCCGGTTTTTGAATAATGAATCGTTGCTTTATCTGTTGGGGTTTCAATTCCGGTATTAATGTCAACGTCTACACCAATTTCTTTTTCACAGTCAATTAATTCTTTGTTTTTCCAATTTCCTTTTCTATCGTAAATCAGTTTTCCGGTTCCGCTTTTATGATTTATAATCTCCTGAGTTTCCTTTTCAGAAATAGTAAGATAACTTTTACCTTCTTTATATTCAGGTTCACCTTTAATATGCCTTGCTTGTTTTTCGTGATTTATTTCAAGCTTTATGTTGCCATTTACTGTTTCTTCTTTTATTATACCACTTCCACCGGAATTGTCAATATAATCCCAGTACTTTTGCTTAAAATCATAGTAATCTTTTACATTATCAAAATGCATCAGCTCGCCGGTTTCATTATTCCGCTTAGTAAATGCGCCGTCTAAATCCCATCGGGGCTTTGTAAGTAAAACGCATCTGCAATTACAATCCTCCGCCGCAACTCCAAAATTCAGCGGAGCACACGCAGTCAAACCATCTACTTCAAAATCTTCCTCCAGTTCTCTTACCTGACCGTCAAGCTGTCTGTGATGCGGGCGTGTCACACCATCAAGGGTAGCGTCCCAGACTTTAACAGTATCCGCTCCTCTCGCTTTTGCTTTTAAGGCAGCGTCAAGAACGGAACGATTATGTATCCTGTTACCCTCTGTTCTTACTATTCTCATTGACTGATTGACCGTGATATTTGCATGACTGCGTATATTTCGCGCTATTTCAGCATACGGTGATGCTGTCGATATTCCTCTTGATATCTCGGAAGAAATACGCTTTTTCAGATCGCTTACGTTATTCCCCATTTTAGTATAAAGTCCCTCAGAGATTTTACTGTCAAGTATTATGGCTTCAACAATTTCCTCCTGATTAATAGGAAAAATCAACGGTATTCCCTGCCCCTGCAAATCGTAAAGCGTACCAATAAATCCGTCTTCATAACAATCTTTCAAGTAATCGCTTACCGATTCATATTGATTGTTGTTTAGATTTTCAAGTATAGCCGAAACCTGACCTTTTAACGCTTTCTGATATTCTATCCGATAAATTTTTGACTGTGTAAGTTCATCGGATAAAAGTATCTTTATTTTTTCGTCAATTTCTGAAAGAGACGATTCATAAATCTTTTTCAATTCAGAAAGTATCTCTTTTTCACTTTTAAGCTGATGTTTAAGCAGTTCCTTTTGCCGATTATTCATTTTGCGTTTTTCCTTATATCCTTAAGAGCTTCCGCATATTTATTATTGTAATCAGTACGTATATTTGCCTTTTCCGTTTTAGCAGAAGCGCTTATTGAGTTTCTCTGATTTTTTGCATCAGATGTAACACCCGCTTTTCTTTTTGCATATGTTTCCCGTACTTTAGAAATTTCCTCCTGAATACGCTGCCTGGCAAACTTCTTTTGATCCGGATTCATATTTTGCAATTTAGTTCTGAGACTGGTAATTATATTGGAACATGACTTCGCAAACATTTCTCTTTTTGCCTTGGCAGCAGCGGTAACATCTGCTCTTTGCCCCTGTGCCTTTTTGGTTACGCTTTCAAGCTTCTGCTTTTTGTCTGCACTCAGCTTATCCTTGACATACGCCGCCATTTCCTTTTGGGAATTCGTCATGCCTTTTGTGGATTGTCGACCTTTAAGCTTTTTATGCTTTTCATAATACTCGTGCGCCTTTACGGGGTCATAATATTTACTTGCATATGCCATTTAACCCAACTCCTCTAATAAACTTTCTAACATGTCAAGTACGGCTTGTTGTGTTTGCTGTTCTCCATCTGATATATCTTCTCCTTCAATTGCCGATTCGGCAGCTAAAAGACTTTCGTCTGCGTTTTCCAAATCCGGAAGCTTATCCTTAATTTCTTCGTAATCAATATCAAGTACCTCGCATATGTTCTGCATAAGCGTTTCACTGTCAAGCTGCGCCGCAAGATTCAGCAGCGTATTGATTCTCACAGACTGTTCCTGCGCTTCTGTAAGTTTAATTTGTGCGTTTTCCTGCGCATTGCTCATAACTTCACGCTTAAAATTAAAATAAACGTCTTTCATTTGATAATCGGTCTTGTTATGCTTATTTATTTCGTCAAGTACCGGCTTTAAAAGTTTTCTCAAAAATTGCTTTAATCGGATTTCAAGCTTTGAACATTTCAGGTCAAGCAGTGAGTATGCCGCCTTGATCGCAATATTGGTTGTAGCGTTGGTATCTTTCAATCCGGAAGTATTAAGCCCCATTCCAAATCGGTAAATATTTTTCTCATCAAGTTCAAGCTTGGCTTGTCTTGCCTGATACGGTATATCAACGGTTTTTACATCAACATCACCGTCTTCCCCAACTCCGATCATCTTTTTGGTCTTTAAATTCTGCTGCAATTCGTTGAGGTCGTTGCCCTGAAAACCCTTTACTGCATATACCGGAGTATCAAAATCAGCAAGATTATTTGAAAGACTTGAAGCCATCAAGTCATAATCATCAATCAGGTCTTTTACGGCTTTTAGTCCTGTAATTTGCTTTTTGTTATTGTCCAGACGGAAAAACGGAATAAATCCGAATCCCTTAAAATACGTCTTTTCACCCTTTGAATATAAAGTATGAGGTCTGGGATTTATTTTTTCTGATTCGTCTTTTTCAATTTTTCCATCGTTACTCTGAACAAAATAATAAACCTGTTCTTTATCCCATACCTGAATTTTCGCTATTTTTTTATACCCTTTTTCAATGCGATCTATATATTTGTAAATTACGCAATCCGTATCGCTGTCAGTATCCTTTGAACGAACCTCAACTACCCCCAAAGAATCGGCACACTGAAATGCAATTCTATCTTCGGAATTTTTATAGGCGTACATGTATTCAAATCCCTTAGATATGCAGCCCGTAAGCGTTTCCGATAATTCGGCGGTAAAGTCTTCATTGCAGTTGAAATAATCGTTCAGTTCTTGTTGAAGTTCCGGTATATCCGATTTTATGTATTCATCACCCGAAAGCATATACTGTACCGCCTGATCTACAAGTTCGGCAAAGAAAGCATGTGGAATCCTGTAATTCGCTCTGTACTTATCTTCAACTAAAATTCCGTCATCGTTGTAATAAAATAAACGGTAGTCTTTTATATCATGCTCCCCTTCATAATATGACTGTCCTTTTCTTGCGTGCAGTTTCTTTTCAGAACTGTAATCCTCTGAAATGATCCGCTGTATTTCCTCAGCTGTCAGCATTTTTTCACCTCCATTAATAAAGCCATTGATTTTTCTTGTTTAACATCGTATTACAAAAATACCTTACTGCGTCCATAGCGTGGTCATGTTCTTTAACCGGTTTATCGTCACCATGTTTAGCCGCTTTTTCGTCCCAAACATACGCGGTAAATTCTGAAATGGCATTCGTGCAGCAATTCATAAACGAAATCTTTTCACCCTCAAGAAGTGAACTTGTAAATCTAATTCCTTCCAAAACATCGTTATCAGCTTTGCCCACCGGAAGTCCTTTTCGTCTCAGACACGCTATAAAGCTTGCCGCCGATGGGTCTACGATAATCAATCTTATTTTTTTATTGCCAATAAATTCGATCATATCTTTCGCATATTCTTCATCAGTTTTTTGCACGCCTTTTAATCTGCCGTCATAATAATATTCTTTGGTACAAATCCATCTGCCGTCTTTTGCTTTTTCCCACAATAAAAATGCAGTAGGATTCAGCGTGCCATAGTCCACGGAAATGTATTTTGCATTATTATCATCAATTTTGGGTAATTCAGAAAGTACATGCTTCTGTTTTGAAAACATGTCATATATAACCCCCTCCGCTGATACCCACAGTCCCTTAATATATCTGTCATGAAACACTCCTGTAAATTGTTTTTCAGCAGATTCCAATTGTGCAGTTGAGAGAATAGGATTATCTGACATCAAAAAATGCAAATGCAGTGCGTTTTTTTCATCAGCTTTCTGAATCCATTCGGTATAGAACCAATGGAATTGATTGTCCGGATTGCAGTTAAACCATAATTTAGCCTGTTCGACTGAAAGTGTTCTTGTTACTGCCTGTTCAACAAATGAACGGGGCATTAACGCTACTTCATCAAAAAAGACACCACTTAACGTGATACCTTGGATCAGCATGTAAGACGATTCGTCCTTACCGCCAAAAACATAAAAGTAATTTTTCTTCCTCATGCCCTCGACTGTCAGCAAATTAACAGAACGGGTATAAGTCACCTTGAAATAATGGGTAATATCAACAATTGACTGCAACGGCATGATTATATTACGTTCTGCCGAACGTACAGTTTTACCGCATATTCCGAATGTTGCGCCGTCAAAGCGTCTCATAGCCCATAAAATAAATGATGTAATCATGCAAATGGTTTTGCCCGAACGTACAGCACCATCGCAAATAATCGCCTTGTAATCGTCCTTATAGCACCATTTGAAAACGGTTTTTTGTTTAGGAGATAATTTTTTAAAGGTCATTTTGTATCGTCCTCCAAGGCTTTATATAACGTGGGTTCTTCTGATTTTTCCGGAACGCCTTTAACAGCATCTTCCTTTAATTTTAATTCTTTACGCTTCAAAGCATGGTTTTCACGCTGAACGGATTCGCCCATAAGGTCAATCAGCATATCTGCCGCTTTAAGGTTTCTTCCGGTCAATGCCTCATCGGTCAACATATCAATCAGCCCGTCGTAAAGCTCTGGATTTTCCTTGAATTTCTTTTTTAACGCACTCTTGAAACTTCTTGATATTCCGGAGGCTTTACCGCCTTTTGACTGGATTTCTCTTTGTTCGCTCTTTGTTCGCTTAGATAGCGGTATTAAGTTTTCATTATTCAAAATCACCACCTACCATAATAAATTTAGTCATGAAAAAAGCACCTCCGGGAGATGCTTGAATAATTTTTAAAGCCCTCACTGGGACACATCGTTGAGAGGTGCGTGAGGTTCTATTAATCCGGTTTTACCGTTTCGGACGTATCCTAATCAGGCTAAATAGTTGCAACC